CTCGGCTTCATATGAGTGACGGAATTCATTCATCTATTGCATTTGGTTTTTTGGCTATGCATGCTCTGTATAGAATTCCTAATGATATAGTTCTAGGACGCTATGGAGATGAGGTTTTTGATAAGGCAATTTTGCCCAACATGTCATCTAGTGGTTATCATAAGCAAGTAATGGTTACTTCTGGTTATGATATTGATGTTGATGATGTTGTTGAAAAGACCACATCATGCTCCATGAAAAGAGGTCAGATTAATGAAGGTCTGCGCATTGAATTGTGGGATATGTATGTTGCTTTTGTGAAGCGTGAGAAACATCGTGTTAGACATACCTATGCTCATTGGCCAGATATGATTCATAAGTCTGATCAGAAACAAGAGGCGCGAGGTCCTGGAACGAAAATACATAAGGTGAGAAATTTTGGTTTGCCACCTGGTCTAAAAGTAAAAATTGATGCTATGATCATGAAACCTTATCATGATATGATATATCAGCGTCATGGAATATCTATTGGACACAGATGGCGAGACGGTGGAGCTAATAATTTAGCTAAGTATTTTGAATATAATTATACTGATGAGTGGTTTTATGTTGATAGTGATTGTTCTAGTTTGGATTGCACTATGATGGCGGATTTAATGATGATGATAGCTTATGAAGGTTTTGCCTATTATAGGAAAGACCAAGCCGATTATAAATTTTATGATTTTTGTGCTCGGTGTTCAGCTATTAATACAGCATTCAAGAATGCTGCCTGGTGGTCTAATTCTGATGGTCATACAATTCTTAGATATGTTGTGGGTACTTTATTCTTCGGAGAGTACCAAACGTCTTCTATTGATACACGTTATGTTAACGTGTTATTAATTGCTTTTGATTTTTGGGTTTTGAAGAAACTGATGAGAGGAAAAGACAAAATAATAAAATATGATAATTTAGAGTATTATATTGGCTTTTCCCAGTATGCTCCCCAAATATGGAAAGCACAATTTGATGTTGTGAAGGAAAAAGGAAATATTAAGAGAATGTATGTACCTAGGGAGGTTTATGGAGATGATATGCTTTTAGCATGGAAGCATGTTTTCTTTTATCTTATAAATTACAAATACAAGGGAAAGTATTATCCTATATTATTGATGTACTTTTTACGAAAGTACTGTGGTGTAGAATTAAAATTATCTGAAACAGGTGTGTATTCCTGGCATGATAGAAAGATGCCTTTTCTTACTGTTATGAGGGACGATAATATTGTATCTGCTGGGCCTAAGTTTTTACAGAGATATTTTGTCCCTTTTAGAGATAAGCGGAAGAATAAATTAGTTATAATGCCCTGGAGAGTTACAGAGGTTTATTATACTAAGTGTGCTGTGCGTGTGCAGGGATTACATAATCCGCAGATTTATATTGCTATTTTACGAGGTTTACAGTTGGATACTTGTGGGACCAATAATAAAGCATATAAATTTTTGCGAGAGTTGGAGAAGAATCATTTATTTAAGTACCCAGAAGTTGAAAAGGGCCTTCGGGCTCTTCTCAATTCGTTGGGTACTCAAGAGGAATGGGTCTCTAAGTTATATAGATTGGGATTTGACGATATTAGTATACTAAGTGGAATGATAAGTCAAGATTATGTATACTCTAAATTTTTACCTCGATTCCCATTTTCAGGTTATCTACATGATAGATTTGTGCGTAACATATTATAGATCTCAGTATTTATGTTACTGTCGAGCAATGCTTCACCGACTGTAGTGAGA